CGGGGGTGTGGCGGGAGGTTTCTTGGCGTCGAGGGCTTCCTGGGCGGAGGGGACCTCCTCCAGGCTGACGGCCCCTACGGGGGTGCCCATTAGGAGTTCGTCGTACTGCGGACCCATCGGTTCGTACCCGTCCTGCTTGCGCGCCTCATTGACGGTCTTCCAGGGAGCCCCGGCCAACGCGAGTTTGTTGATCTGGGCCTTCTGGAGGGTCTCCTTGAGGTTGAGGCGGGTGAACCGGAAGGCGAGATTATTCTCGGGGCCACCGAACACGGGGTCCCATACGATCTCGCGCGTGAAGTAGTCCTGAATGAGCGCCAAGAGCGGGCGGAGACCCCGATCCTCGGTATGCTCACTTTGGACCTCGCTGGTGGATCGGTTCACATCGAACGTGATCCCCAGGTCCTGGGGGGAAAGCCCGTACACCGCTGCGATCTTGCGCACCAGGTACTGCTGCCACTCCAGGAATTGCATGTCCCGGTTGGATGAGCGGAATGGGATGAACTGAGCGCCCTTGGTGCCTCCCAAGAACGCCATCGCTCCTCGCCCAGCGACCTCAGCCAACCAGTACGACTTGAACTGCTCGACCTGCTCCGGGCGGACCCCTTCGCCAAGATCGAGCATGCCATCAGGGGCGGCGGCAGTGACCTGTCGCCGGTTGTACTCGTGCCCACCCAACTCTGCGTCGATGGTGGACTTGAGCGTCTCCAGTGGGGAGAGGCCCACCACGGTGTACGTTCGAGGATTCATCATCAGGTAGACGAACTCGTCGTTCAGCCAGCGGGCGCGCTCCACATGATCTGGCCACCAGAAATAGCGCGGCTCACGCGGGTCACCATCCCAGATGGCGCTGACCCGAATTTGCCCGCTATCGACGGACCACAACTGCACGATCTCGCCGCGCAGGTTGCGCTCCTTTTCAATGGCTCCGGCATCCAGGACCAGCAGGTCCTCGATGATGGGCTCGATGAATGAGCGGAAGGAGTCGGTGGTGGCATTGGGCGTGTCGAACAGCGCCTTGATGCGCTTCGACAGCCGCTTGGTGTCCATCTCAATGTCGGTGTTGTAGGGGACGATGTCCCACTCGGCGCTGGAGACCTGTGCCTTGCGCACGTTGATGGCCGCTCGCACCCACTCAGAGTGCTCAGCCCAGTGGCGGAACTGGCCAACGTTGGTCTTGGCGACCTGTTTGCCGGGGTAGATCATCCCCACCGCTGACACGTCTGGAATCTTCTTGGGGCTGGCCTTGGGTGGCCCGCCGCGCACGGCGATGGCCTTCTGCATCCAGTTGGTCAGGAACGTCATCGTCCGCTCCAATCCTTGAAGTGCTGGTTGACGACGTTCTGCTGTATCCCGTTCAGACGGTCGTTGACCAGGCGGTAGTTGGCCTTGCCGATGGCTTCCTCCATGGTCATGGCGTGGGTATCCATGCCGATCATCAGGTCAGCCAGGTGATCGGGGATGTTGTGCTTGCCGTCGCGAAACTCGACCTCAGCCACGGTCACCTCCCGACCGATCCAAAGAAGAAGCCACCGCCGCCCAGGTCCATGCTGAATCCGAGCGCATCAACCATGTCGTCGTGCCCCTTGGGGAACATGGCCAATTCGCGCTCGAACTCGGAGTCCTTCAACGAGAGGTGGTGGTAGACCTTGTGCGCTTCATACTTGGCCGCGACCGCGCGAGCGCGGGTCACCTTGTCCACGTCGGATTTCTTACCTTCGACCGGAAGACGTGGGTACTCCCGGGCCAGTTGCTGGATGAGGGTGGACTGGAACTGCTGGTTCTCGATGATGATGAGTGCCATATCAGGATGGGCCAGCCAGCCGTCCATGACGAACTCGGCGTGGTGTGTCTCTCGTTTATCACGAACGACACTGAGCACGTAAAAGTTGCCATCGTCGTCCTCAGCCACCGTTACCCGGGCGGTGTAGTCGGCGCGCTCCTTCTCCGAAGAAGCCAGGTCCACGCCCATGCGGACGGTGTAGCGCTTCCCCTCGGGCAGGGTCTTGAAGTAGTAGTCGTCGGGCAGCCGCTTGAAGATGTTGCCCGCCATCAGGCCACTGATGTCGTTGAGGTAGGAGCAGGCGAACATGGCCGAACCCATGTCGATCCGCTCTTGCTCCAACTTCTCGACCGGCCACAGTTCGGGCCACAGCGCCGTGACCTCGCCCTCGTCGGTCTCGCTGAGGGCTCCCTTGATGAGGTAGCGCCAGCCCTTGCCACCGTCCTCGATGGGGGTGATGAGTTTCTCGTACATGTCACCCTCAGCCCAGCGCGTGCCGAGCACGATGATCGCCCCATCCGGGGTCAGACACGGCTTGAGGGTCTTCCAGAACCAGGTCTCGATCTTCTCCTGCTGCTCGACGTTCATCGTGTTCTCTTCATCGAGGATGTCGTCGCACAGGATGATGTCGAAGCGCTTGGAAATGATCGCGCCACCGGCTCCCGCCGAGTAGAGAGTCACGTTGTTGGTGCCATGGTGCGGGGACTCAGCCCGCAGCCACTCCACGTCGGTCCACTTGGTGCGGCCCACGATGTCCCCGAACACCTCACGGAAGCGCTCATTGGACTCATAGGTCCAGCGGATGGCGCGGGAGAAGTCGTTGGCCTGCTTAGCGGTGTTGCTGATGAGGCCAACCCGGATGTCGGGGTTGTTGGCGATCAGCCAGGCCAGATAGATGGTGTTGCCCCAGGTGGTCTTGGCGTGGCCTCGGGGCTCCAGGATGACGATGTTCTCGCGGGCCTGGATGGCCTCATGTACAAATTCGACCATCTCCCGGTGGTGAGCCGCCGGTTGATGGCCGAATACGTATTCCCCGAAGGCGTATACGTCAGTTGGGGCGAGAGCCCTCAGTGTGAAGTTGTGGAGTTCCCTCCACTCCTCCTCCGACAAGTTTTGCCCGAGCAACTCGTTCAAGTTCCCGGAGAACGTCGAGGTCGAGGGAGGTGCTGGTGGCGTCGATATTGACCCCAAGGATGGTCGCCTCCGTTCTACTCGTCGGCTGGCCGAACAGCACCTGCGCGGCGTTGATGAGGGTGGCCAGGTCCTTGGGCGTGACCTGCACTGCTCCCAACTTCAACTGGCGTCCGTACTCGTAGAACGAGGCGCGGATCAGTTTGATGGCCTCTTCCAGCATCTCCTCGCGTTCGGAGATGTGGGCGCTGCGGGTGTGTTCCAGGGCGGTCTCGCTGACCGAGGCGCGATAGCCCGCCCGCTTGCCCTCCCAGTCGTGGTTGCGACCGTATTCGGCCATCGAGCCGAAGCCGATGCTCCACTTCTTGGCCAGGGAGCGGTAGGAGTCGCTGCCGGTGATGTATTCGCGCTCAGCGGCGTCGTAGTCGATCTTGGTCCTAGCCATCGAGGTAATCCTTCGCGATCAGTTCCAGCGCCGCCCAGTCCTCGACACGTTGATCTGACCCGGACTGCTGCGCTACAGCAATCGCTTGGTCGAGGACTTGGGCGGCATCTGGCGGCATGCGGAAGACGCGCTCGACCCAAGTGCGTCCCGCTGTGGGGTTTTGCGGCTTCTCGAACGACTCCCAGTCGAAGGCGGGCAGGTTGGTCATCTCTGCGAAGGCTTCCTTGGAGAAGGGCAGCACTTCGAGCAGATCAGTGGTGGTCTCGCTCTTGAGCAGGTCCTGGAGCAGCGCGGCCAACTTGGTCTTCTCGGCAGACCCTCGGGTCTCGTTGAGGACGATGGTCAACTGCTTGGCGTCGGCATCCGGCACTTCACCCAGGTTCCAGACCGGAGCCTCGCGATGACCGAGCATTTGCAAGACGGTGAGGCGGTTCTCGCCGTCGATGATCTCGAATCCGTCACCCGACTCGCGAGCCACGATGGGAGCGGCCATCCCAAAGCGCTGGATGGAGGCCGTTTCCTTCTCGAACATGGCCGGGTCCATGACGTTGGGGTTCCAGGAATTAGGCCGCAGGTGCTCCAGCGGTATCCAGGCGAGCGTTCCCTTTTCCATGGTTTTGGTTGCGCTTCCCACGTCGGTACTCCTTGGGGCGTATCTGCGCCGCACACCACCCGCAGTACGGAACGTTATGGCCGAGCGGGTAGGCCGGGAAGGCGGTCGTGTTCGCACAGCCGACGCACTCCCAGATCATGCCCGCACCTCGCGCCGCACAGTCACCACCACACCGTCATCCATATCGACGGTGACGGTGGTCAACTGCTTGAACTGGAGGCTGAGTCGCTCCATGATCCATGCCCCTATGTTCTCGGACAGGGTGTGGGTTCCTGGCATCATCTCGTTCAGGTGCTCGCCGTCGAGTTCACCCACCACCGCCTCCAGGGCGGGTCCCAGGTCAGAGGGCGGGGGG